CAAGATTATACGTTCATTGGATTATACGTTCATTGGATTATACGTTCATTGGATTATACGTTCATTGGATTATACGTTCATTGGATTATACGTTATACGTTCATTGGATTGATTTAATTCTATTTATTATTGTTATTATATATTAATAATAACAATAAATAACAATAATAAATAATAACAATAAATAATAATAAATAATAACAATAAATAATAACAAATGGAAAAAAAACCGAATTTCTTTGACCAATTAGAAAAAACAATTTATAGTTATCCCAAATATTTTGGTATTTTAGAATCTATTGAATTTGTTGTATTTTTATTAATTGTTTATAAATACAATCCTTTTAATATTTCAACCAAATACCCCGTTTACACACAATTTGCGGTTTTAATTACTGGATTCATATATGTTATTCTATTCTTTTTTGTGAAATACAATCTTATAGAAAAATCAAGTTTATTTAATTTAGGTTTACCGAATCCAACCGAAAAGGATTTTATTAAACGTATCGCATCAATCCTTTTTGTTCTTATTGCATTTGTCCTAATAACCGCGCTTCTATTTCAGTTGTTTCGTAACACATCGTTTTTATTTTTACTTTTTAAGTATTCAATCCATATCCTTTTAATTATTGGTATTGTAAGTATCCTTTATCTGCTTACAAATAAACTCTTTTCAAAATTACTGGAGGCGGTGAATATAGGAAAGCAGGATTCAGGAACGGCAATTAATTTTTTAAAATTAATTAAAAATTTTGTATTATTTTTGCCTTGTCTCTTAATTAGTTTTGTAGAATACGTGCAATACCAATTCAATATTACGACGAAACCTATATGGACCCTATTATTCATAGAGTTTCTATTAGTATCATTATGGTTTTTAATCCCTCAATTCATTCATTATTATTACACGACAACGAACCAAGGAACAGTATTATTAAAAGACCCGCTTTATTTAAATAAAGAACATACTTTAGGCGATTTTGAAAATATCCATTTAGATAATATTAAAAAAAATAAAAACACCAAATTTAATTATAACTATTCAATCTCCGCGTGGTTTACCCTTAACCCGCAACCGACAAATACCCGTGCAGCATACACCAAATACACAAATATTTTAAATTATGGGAAAAAACCCGCTATACAGTTTAATAGCAAAAAAAACAGTCTTTTAATCAACACTTTAGTTGGACGTGATACTACTGATAATAATATTAATATGGCTCTTGCAGCAGATACAGAAGCCGACCCTAATAAAAAGCGAATGACGACTGATACTGATGCGAGCGCTAATACTGACGTGGGTGATGATGCGAATATAATAGAAATTTATGAAACCACCTCTATAAATTTCCAAAAATGGAATAATGTCGTAATTAATTACGACGGAGGAACCATGGATGTTTTTTTAAATGGTATATTAGTTGCTTCTAAAAAAAATGTTGCGCCTTATATGACCTATGAAACAATTACGGTCGGAGAGAAAAAAGGAATTGAGGGCGGAATTTGTAATGTAGTTTATTACGATCATACTTTACCCAATCGCACAATTAAAACCGTGTATAACTATTTAAAAAATAAAGAAATTCCTTTATTTTAATTATATTTTTATATTTTATACTATAATTTCTATCTGTATAGTATATAATAATAGAAGAATGAGTTTATTTAACCTAATATTAATTAGTTTAGTTCTACTATTTGTTATTTATTTAATTTTACAATGGTATTCAGGTAATTCAACACAATTATCTAAAAGTTCAAGTGCACAGGATCAACAAAGAATAGTTGCTTCGACCATTCCTGTTAATAATAATTCAAGCAATTATACTTATTCTACTTGGTTTTATTTAGATGATTGGAACTACCGTTATGGCGAATCCAAGATTCTTTTAGCAAGAAATGACGCCGATAATAATCCTGGCCCTTCAATTGTTTTGGGTGCTATGAAAAACGACATTACTATTTCAGTCACCTGCTATTCTACTTCTGATGAATCGACGCAAGCAACTGATAACAGTGTTATACATAATTGCAATATTTCAAATTTTCCTATTCAAAAATGGGTTAATTTAATTGTTAGCTTATATGGACGGACCCTTGATGTTTATCTTGACGGCAAATTAGTACGCACCTGCGTTTTACCTGGTGTTGCCAAAGTAAATAAAAATGCTGATATTTTTATTACTCCCAAGGGAGGATTTAGTGGAATGACCTCTAATATCAAATATTGGAGCGATGCTACAAATCCGCAGGAAGCTTATGACATATATAAAGACGGGTTCAGCGGCGGGTTCGGTGGCGGGTTCAGCGGCAGGTTCGGCAACTTTTTTAATAAATATAAATTAAAGATTTCTTTCCTTCAGGACAATAAAGAAAAAGGCAGTTTTGAAATATAAATATATAAATATAAATAAAATAAACCTTTCATTTAATCTTTTTAAAATTATATAATATATATAATATATAATATATAATATATAATATAATGAGCACTGGATTAATATCACAAGGACCGAGTAGGTTTATGCGACCATTTTCTTCTACAAATTATATACAAGGGAGTAAAGATTTCTTATCAACTAATAGCATTGTCGCCAAATTTGCATTTTTAATGCTCGTTTTAATTGTATTTATTCTGCTTGTTCGTTTCGGAGTTTCATTCATCGCTTGGATATTTACGCCTACCAACAATCCCGTGTTAATTGATGGAATGATTGACGCAAAACAGCATTACCAGTTTCATCAAGACCCTTCTATGTCGCATTCAATACCGATCATGCGTTCTAAAAATTTAACCGAAGGGCTTGAATTTACTTGGTCTGTATGGATCCACGTTGAAGATTTTCATTATAAAGAAAAAGACTACAAACACGTTTTTCATAAAGGAAATATTGATATTAATATGACAGATGCACCGATCGGGTTAAATCGCCCGAACAATGCGCCTGGTTTATACATCACGCCTGATACGAATAATCTTCTTATTCTGATGAATACATTTAATAAAATTAACGAAGAAGTAATCATCCCCGATCTTCCTCTGAATAAATGGGTAAATGTAATTATTCGGGTAACCAAACAAACCCAATTAGATGTATACATTAATGGGCGATTAACCAAAAGACATATTCTTAGCGGCGTGCCTAAACAAAATTACGGCGATGTGTATGTTGCCGCCAATGGCGGATTTGATGGTAAAATATCCAAATTACAATATTTTAATAGCGCCTTAGGCACAAGCCATATCCAAAAGATTATTGATCAAGGCCCTAATTTAAAGGAAAAATCTAAAAGTTTATTAGATTCAAAACCTCGTTATTTATCTACACGCTGGTTTTTGGGCGATGATTATTCATTGTAATTTATAGTATTATGGATTATTTCATTTATAGTATTATGGATTATTTCATTTATTCATTTATAGTATTATGGATTATTTCATTTATTCATTTATAGTATTATTATTTCATTTATTCATTTATAGTATTATTTCATTTATTCATTTTTAATGTTAAATTATAATTAATTCATTTTAATTATAATTTATTTTAGTATTTTAAATTTTTGTTTTATTGTTTTATTGTTTTTTAATTAAAAAAAACATATAAACTGTTTAATTGGAGTAAGCAAGACCACCCATTCCACTCATAATGCGAAGAACGTTGTAGTTGATAGCATAGACGTGCAGGGCTTCAGCAGTTCCGGTGCTGACTAATTGCGCATTATCGATTCTGGAAAAGTTGCAAGTTCCGGACGGCTGGTGTTCTTCAGGTTTAAGGGCAAACGAGTATACGGCAATAGAATCCTTAGATCTTGCGGCAGTTCCAGTTGAAGCGGTATCGGCCGTAAGGAAAATACCACCAAAACCACTGTGGTGTTGACCGACTTGGCATCGTGTAAAATATTCTCTATCTCTTGCAGCAAAACGATCATGTCCATTAAGTTTTAACAGATACGTATTAGCAGCAGTTAATGCAACTGGCGTTGACGGCCCCGCGGTAGTTGTGGCAGTGGCGACTGGTACACCCGTCCAGATAAGTTCTTTAACGGGATGATTAAAATTTAAGATCTTGGTGTGAGTGGATGCTTCATTTTGAAATTGAAGCTGTTCAATAAGGTATTCGTGTGATACTTGCGCAAAACGACGACGTTCATCAGTATCAAGGTAGATATAGTCAGCCCATAATTTAGCAGTTAAACCTTGTGTTCCTCCAGCTGCATAAACACCAATAGCAGCACCAAAGGTAAGATTAATCTTAACTTCGTGGTATTGAAGCGCAATTAAAGGAAGAGCAAGACCAGGGTTTCTGCAGAAAAAGAACTGAAACGGGACGAATAATCTTTGTACTCCTTCAATCGCATTACCAGTCGAACCAGCAACACCGCCATGTCCACTTGTATTTTGGAATTGAGTACCATTCAGTATTAAAGCAGAAGCTACATTTGTGGGACATCCGGAGTGACCAGTAGGATTCGATTGAGTTAATTCAGCCCAAGTTTCCAGCCAGTGACCATAATGTTTATCAATACGTTGACCACCAATTTCCAGTTCAATTTCATTAATTACAGCAGAACCAGGATTAGGTCCTAATACATCGTTGGTAAGAGTCCCAGTAATAGTGGCTTCTAATACAAGTTTAGTGACTAAATCACCATTTCGGGAAATAGTGCAAGTTACTTTGTTTCCAAAGCCAACCGATCCATTCAGAGTCTGTTCAATGGATTCCATCGAAAAGTTAGTGTGTCGGCGGTAAACAACTTTAAAAAAGGTAATCTGAGGATTACCGGTAAGATAGACATCTTGAGCACCATAGGCGACTAATTGCATTAAACCTCCTCCCATTTTACTTTTATATTATATACAAAGAAAAAAAAAATAGAATTTTTCCTAAATATATGATAATTATTCTTATTCTTATATAATTATTCTTAATCTACATTATGATTTTTTTTAAATATTATATAATACTATTTTTCAATACTATATAATATTTTTTTATATTAATTTTTTCAAAATACCCAATACATATATGAGTATTATTTAGTTCGAGTAGGCAAGACCGCCCATACCGCTCATAATGCGAAGAACGTTGTAGTTAATAGCAAAGATCGTTTGAATCGTAGGCGCGGTTCCCGTAGTAACTAAATTGGCGTTATCAATACGACTGAAATTGCAGGTTCCTGAAGGCTGGTGTTCTTCGGGCTTCAGAGCAAAAGAGTAGCAGTTAATCTTTCGGGTCAGCTTGGATGTGCGGCAAAGAGGATTTTGGACAGAACCAATCTTATATATATTTCCATTACCAATTGCAGCAACAGTTGGGGCTACTCCGGTTGTAACAGCAGATGTTTTACATATTAAAAATGAAAATGCTTGATCGGTAGTACTGGCGGTATAGGTGGCGGGAACAGCAGTTATTTTAACTACTATCGTTTCTGTTTCGGCATCAGCTGTTGTAGGATAATGAATTAGTAATATATCTCCAATCTTTATTGAGACTACATCAGCCGTTCGTAATAATAATTGATTGGTAGTGGCATGTGCTATAATAGCAAATGAGTCATCTGCAGCAGCAGTGGTCGCTGAAACAGCAGCAGTTTGGACAACCAGTTCTGGTTGAGCTAACATTTGAGGAATCTCTGTCATAGGGATATTTTGAGCAGGGACAGCAGTGTGGTGATCGTAGGGCTGACGAAGCTGGAAATATTCCACTTCCTGTTCAGCAAAACGGTCATGGCCATTCAGGGTAAGCTTGGTTTTAGTAGAAGCAGCAGTAGTTCCAGTGGTGGTCCAGATAAGTTCTTTCACGGGGTGATTAAAGTTAAGCTGTTCCTTAGTTGATGCAGCATTAACGGTAGTAAATTGAATCTGTTCAATTAAATATTCATGCGATATTTGCGCAAAACGACGACGTTCATCCGTATCTAAATAGATATAATCGGCCCATACCTGAACAGCGGCAGCCGCACCAACTGCCGTTGAAGTTCCCCAAGTACACTTAAGTTTAACTTCATGGTACTGGAGCGCAATTAAAGGAAGAGCAAGACCAGGGTTACGGCAAAACCAGAATTGAAGAGGAATATGAACCTTTCTTACACTATCCGATGAAGTAGAACCAACATCACCAATCATCGCCTTTAATCCCTTCGCTTTAGATTCAGGGGTAGTTAACTCATTCCAGACTTGCATCCATTCAGCGGTATGTCTGTCAATACGTTGACCACCGATTTCAAGTTCAACTTCATTGACAATTTCACTACCATTTTCAATTGATGCAGTGACTGAAGTCACATATATTTTATTGACTAAATCACCATTGCGGGAGATCGTAACAGTTCCACTGGTGGAACCAGCACCTAACGTCGACGTTCCGTTAATGGTCTGCTGGATGCATTCCATCGAAAAGTTAGTGTGTCGGCGGTAGACGACTTTAAAAAAGGTAATCTGAGGATTACCGGTAAGATAGACATCTTGAGCACCATAGGCGACTAATTGCATTAAACCTCCTCCCATTTTACTTTTATATTATATACAAAGAAAAAAAAATCAATACTATAATTTATTAATACTATAATTTATTAATTTTTAATTTTTTTAAATTTATGTTTATTAATTTACACATATAAAATTAGGCTTAGCTTAGGCTGGTTAGGCTGATTAAAACTTATTTAAACTTATACATAATATAATTAATTATAAATTAATTATATCATTATATTATTAATATATTTTATTATTTGGTATTAATTCTTCTAAAGTATCTCTCATCGTATATTTTTATTATTTTTATTATTTTTATATATTTTTATACTATTTTTGAAACATCACCTAAAGGTTTCATTCTTTATTTTTATTTTTAAAACAAAAACCCAAAAAAACCCAAAAAACCCAAAAAACCCAAAAAATATTATGAATCAATATCAACAAGTATATAGGTTCCATCTATTGTTTTAGCCACTCTTTTTTGACTATCCGTTTTATGGATTTGGTAATGACATGATTCACAAACATTAATTAAATTTGCAGGATGATTTTTATGAAAAGAACCAATATAATAATTATTTTCTTTTTTAGCATTTTTTTGATATTGTAAATGATGGACTTCGGTCGCCTTTGTGGTTTTTGCAGTTTTTGCAGTTTTTATAGTTTTTGCAGTTTTTGCAGTTTTTACAGTTTTTGCTATATCTTCCTCTTTTACAACATTATTACAAATCTCACAATTTCCAACAATTTTTTTGGCATTAAAATGTGATGAAGAAAGTGCTAAATTATTTTGTTGTTCAGGATTATATTTCCTACGTATTTCATGGGCACGTTGTAAAAAGGATTGAGGTAAATTTAAAGATTTACATACTTCTAACCCATACATACTATCGCCCGATCCTTTTTGTAATTTACGGTTATAGATAAGTTTTCCTGTTTCTATATTATAAATCACTTCCATATGCATCATTTTCAGGCAAGGCGATAATTTCTGTATTTCGGCATAATTAACAATTTCATGGAAATGCGTAGCAAATAAAAAGGTACATTTATTTTTATGAAGTATTTCTAATCCAGCCGTAAAGATGCTTAAAGCCGAATCACTTTCAGTTCCCGAACATAATTCATCGCCAAGAACTAAACTGTTCTCATCCGTCAAGGTAAGAATCGTGCGTAGTTCGGTCATTTCAACTGCAAAGGTAGACAGCCCTTTAAAAATATTATCAGTTCCTAAAATACGGGTAAAAATAGATGAATATGGAAAATAGACAAACGTCTCACAAGGAACAAATAATCCTGCTTGCGCCATAATCACTGCAATTCCAATTGATTTTATAAAACTGGTTTTTCCAACAGCATTTGTGCCATACAGAAGGATTCCATTCGTTTCATTATCGCCAATGGTCATATCGTTTGTGACATATAATTCATTGGTTTGCAGATGTTCAATTAAAGGATGTCTAATGCCCGTAAAGGATAAATATGCCTTTCCATTTTTATTTTCATCCTTTTCATCCTTTTCATCCTTTTCATCATTTTCATCCTTTTCATTCGGCCGAATAAGGGGTCGACAATAATTGTATTTGGCCGCAATATAACATTTGGATTGTAAAATATCGCAAAGACAGGTATATTGAATAATCGCAGTTAATTCCGTTTCGTATTTACTTAAATGATCTAAATAGGCGTTATACCAAGTGATTATTTCATTCATTAATTTATCTTTTGACGTTTGTATTTTTGTAACAATTTTACTAATTTGCGGATTAGTTACCACCATATCCTTTTTATTAGAACCGTTTGTCGTGTATTCTAAATCATTTAAATGTAATGTAAATTCTTCATTTTTTTGTGAATAGGTGGAAAAATAGGATAATTGGTCACTGGCTGGTTTCGTTTTAAGTAGTTGGGTTTTTAAAGAACCGACTCTTTTATTCGTCCCAAGCAATACCGTGCTACTTTTAGGGGTTTCGTGGATTTTAATGTAGTCTGTATTTTTAAACATATTATTGGATTTTTCTAATTTTTTTAGAATATCCGAAAAATAAACCCGAATGGCTTCTAATTTTGCTTTTTCATCAAATGTATCGCGCATGTATTCATCTATTTTAGGGTTTACGCCTTTATTAATAAAATCCAGATAATCCATACTCAACGAACCTAAATAATCCGCGGTAATTTCATTTACTTGTTTACATTTTTCAAGGCAAAAGACATCTTCAAGGTCGGTTACAATTTGCAGGCAATTCGTATAAATCGTTTCGGGAATGTCGTTGTTTAAAAAGTATGTAGTTAATTGCTGGTCTTGCGTCGTTAGTTCATATAAACTCGCAATACTCTTGATATTCTGCACTAATAAATACAATTCCTTAGGACTAATTTTATGTAGAACTATTTTTCGGCTTAATTTTTCAATATCTTTTATTTCTCCTAATTGTTTACGCATGTATTCCCATAATTTATTGTTGTTATTATTATCGGTTAATAAATGATCAGTGATCGCATATGATTGATTTAAACTCTCACTATTTGTGGTTGGGTTATGCAAATTGTATATAAACCGCCGCTTGCCCATATTGGTGACACAGTGATTTAAAAAACTGCTGACCGACCGTAATTTACCGGTGTGTCGGGAATCATCCGTAATATTTAATTGTTTTAAAGAATGGTTGGCAAGAATAAGTTTGTCGGTATGATTTTCAAATAAAGGAGGCGCGAGTTTATAGACAAGGTTCGGGTTATGTTGATGGATAAAGTCCAGCAATAAACAAAAAGATTGGGTGGCAATAAAATGAGTAGGAAAATGCGATAGTAATGTATCCGAAGAGAGATTTGGATAATATTCTTTAAATATTTTTTGCTGGTATATTTGTTTTTCAGCCGATTTAGCGTTTTTAATTTGCTGGGTGGATGATGCAAGAGGGTCGGTTGCAAGACGGTCGGTTGCAAGACGGTCGGTTGCAAGAGGGATGATATGGATACTACGGCATTCTAATCCAATAAAACCAATTACGTCTTGAATCATCGGTTCAGCCAGATTACTTACAATTAAACATTCATTCGGTTTATAAATCGCAA